TGGCTGATCGAGCATGGCGTGGACATCACCAACCGGGACCATGCCGACGGGGTCAAGCGGCTGCTGAACAGCAACGAATACCGCTATTTAAAAGTCAGAAACATCATCATCTAAGAGGATCAAGAGAATGGCTATTCTCCGCAGGGCACGGAGCGCGTCTTTCACGCGCCCCGCAGATACTACCGCCTACGCCTCAGGCGACCTCGTTGCCAACAGCACCACTGTTGGCTCGGTCGTGCCTTTGACGTTCGCGCGCATTACAAGGGGCGGCTCGCAGTCCGCCCAGATCCGCCGCGTCGGCATCACCAAGACCGGCACGAGCATCACCAACACGACTGTTCGCGTTCATCTGTTCAGCGTGTTGCCGACGGTTAGCACCAACGGCGACAATGGCGCGATCACGATTGCGACCGGCGCCGCTGGCTATCTCGGCCAGGTGGACGTTGTCATCAACCAGGCCTTCACCGACGGTGCCGCTGGCTGGCTGACGACGGAAATCAACACCAACTCGCTGACGGTATACGGCCTTCTTGAGGCCCGTGGCGCGTGGACGCCGGCCTCAGCCGAAGTGATCACGGTCATCCTGGAATCGGCCTCCGACTAACGGGTTGGGGGATCGTTTAACTGCGATCCCCCTTCCTTTCCTCAATTGAACCGGGAGCGCGCCCATGCCTCTGAACATGGTGATCCCGGTTGGTACCGGTGCGTCCGTTGGTACGGGCGTTACCACATATTCGGGACTGCTGACCACGCTTGGCGACTGGCTCAATCGCTCGGATTTGAACACCAAGATACCCGACTTTATCACCCTGCTTGAGGCACGGCTCAACCGCATCCTTCGCGTTCCCGAAATGGAAGCCGAGGCAACCCTCACGGTTTCGGACAATGTCGCCGACCTTCCGGTTGACTGGCTGGAAATCCGTCACGTCTTTGTTGACGCGGACATTGAGAACGAAATCGTCCAGGTTCCCTTTTCGACGCTGCGCCGCGACTATCCAATGGGGGCCTATACCAACCGGCCACAGGTCTACGCGGTCCATGATGGGCAGCTTCATCTCGGGCCAACCCCCAACGTCACCGAGGTCGAGCTTCTCTATTATGAGAAAATCCCCGCCCTGTCGGCGGAAAGCGAAACCAACTGGCTGATCGTCAGCCATCCCGACATCTACCTTTATGGCGCGCTGACCATGGCGGAAGCGTTCCTGTGGAATGACGAACGCCTGCCCCTGTGGAAGTCCGCATGGGATGAGGCGCTTGGGGAGCTGATCGGGCAGGGCAACAAGAAACGCCATGGTGGCGGCCCGCTGTTTCCCCGACCCATTGCTCGGCCCGGTGCCAAGTCGTGAGGGCATTATTCGGGGAGCTGGCATCAGACCCGCCCCCACACCTCCAATTCCAGGAGGACGGCAAGCACAGCTTACGCATTGCCGACAACGTGTTCCCCGTGCGCGGCGGCAAGAAGCCGATCAAAGCGTTTTCGGCGATCACCGACGAGCTGGACCACCCGTTCCTTGGCGGGACCACCTTCAAGGCGTCTGACAATACGGTTAGTCTGCTCGCTGGGACGGCCACTGACCTATATCTATTTGACAGTTCGCTGGCGTGGACTTCCATTCTCGGCTCCCTGACTGCTGGTCGGTGGTTTTTCACCCAGTTCAACGATCACGCGATCGCCACCCATGGCGGCGCGCCGGTTGACATTGATTTGCAGGCGGGGACGGCGGCTGCCCTAGCTGGAAGCCCGCCCGATTCCGACTATTGCGCGACGACCAACGACTTCGCCATTCTTGCCCAGGGAAATATCGTCACCTGGTCCGGGTTTCAGGACCGCGCCCAATGGACGGCGGGCGTCAATCAGTCCGGTTCCCAACCTCTTTTGGAGGGTGGCCCGATAACAGGGTTGGCGGGCGGCGAAGTGTGCCTGATTTTCCAGCGCAATTACGTGCGAAGGATGGCGCCGAACTTCTCGGACACCATTTGGCAGTTCGATGTCATCTCAAACAATGTCGGCTGCATCGCGGCGGGGTCGATCGTTCAGGTCGGGCGGTTGGTGTTCTTCCTGTCCGATCGGGGCTGGCACGTCACTGACGGCAACGATGTGAGGCCGTTGGGGGAGGAGCGGGTTGACCGCACTTTCCTCGCCGATTTCTCTCCCTTGGACATCGAGAGCACGATGTATTCGTGCATCGATCCCAAGTCGCAGATCATCACCTGGACCATGCCCGCGCGGCAGTTCCACCACCACATTTCATTGAACGAATGGACCACCGGAAGCTTGCCCGTCAAAGCCTGCTTCAACGGCTACACGGCGGGCGTCAATCTGGAGCAATTGGACGCCATCTATGGCGACCTCGACAGCATGGGCGATATATCGCTCGACGATCCGAGGTTTGCCGGCGGCGATCCGCAATATCTGTTCGTCAACACCTCCGATGCTGTCGGGGTTCTCTCAGGCGATAATGTCGAGGCGACGATAGAGCTTCCGTACCTGGAGTTCATTCCCGGTCAGATCACGCGGATGAACCGGGCTAGGCCGATCTCGGACGCTACCGATGGCGTGTCGATGCGCTTCAATGCCCGGATGAGGCTTGGGGACACGGGGGAAACCGACACGGTGGGCGACATGGAGGCCAACGGGGACATTCCCTGCCGGGTCTCCGGGCGCTTCATCAAGGCGAAGGTTACAATCGCAGCTGGGACGGCGTGGTCCTATCTGCAAGGCGTGGATTTTGACGCGCTGGCACAGGGCGGGCGTCGGTGACGGTTAGGCTTCCCAATACCACGGTTCAGGACAACCCATCGGGAAGGGCGACGTGGAGCCGTGCGGTTGTCGATGCCCTTCGCGGGCTGGTCACGCAATTGTCCGGTTATCTCCCCCTGACTGGCGGCACGCTGACCGGGGATTTATCCGTTCCAGATGAAGCTTACGGGGTTGGGTGGAACGGGTCAACCGAAGTCCCGACCAAGAACGCGCTGTACGACAAGATCGAAACGATCTCCGGTGGCGGCGTAAGCGACGGCGACAAGGGCGACATCGTTGTTTCCGGCTCAGGCTCTGTATGGAGCTTCGATACGGGTGTTGTGACAGCTTTTGCCAAGACCTTTCTGGACGATGCCAATGCGGCCGCCGTTAGGACTACAATCGGCGCTCAGGCTTCCGGTTCTTACGCGGTGACGACCAATAATCTATCCGACTTGTCGAACGCAGGGACGGCCAGAACAAACCTTGGGTTGGCAATCGGAACCGATGTTCAGGCATTCGATGCAGACCTTGCCGCCCTTGCCGCCAACTCGGCAGACGGGCTGTGGACTCACACCGGAGCGGGAACGGGGGCGGCGAGGACGCTGACCGCCCCGGCTGCGGGGCTAACGATCAGCAACCCGGCGGGGATCGCGGGAAACCCGACCTTTGCACTGGCAAACGATCTGAGCGCCTTGGAGGCAATGTCGGGGACCGGGCTGGTTGCTCGCACGGCATCGGAAACTTACGCGCAACGCACGATCACAGCTGGAACCGGGATCAGCGTTTCCAACGGGGACGGCGTTTCAGGCAACCCGACCATTTCAACGGCCTCTTTCAGCGGCGCGCTGGTCAAGAAATCAGCCGACCAGACTGCGGCCAACTATAGCGCCAATCCTACGGTGACGTGGAACGCCGAAGAATACGACACAGACGGCTACCACGACACAGGTTCAAATACCGACCGCCTGACCGTTCCGTCTGCGGGAAAGTATAAGGTCGGGTTCGAGGTTTCGGTAGGCAGCGGCACCCTTACGGCAAGCGATTATGTCCGCGCCAGCATCAGTCGCTTCAACAGCAGTAGCGTTGCACAGAGCTTCATCGGCCTTCCGACCGACATCATAACTGAGATCAGTGCCACACCCCAGGTTGCCCTGAGCGGGTGGTCCTCTTGGATTGATTGCAGCTCCGGCGACTATTTCGTGGTCAATTTCGACACCGAATCCGACGCCTCGATCACGATTACGGCGTCCACGTCATGGTTCGCGATCGAGAAATATCAGTAGGTGGAAATCGGCTCCGTTCCGTCACCTACGGAATGGACGCACTGG